GTGAGTTGAAGTCCTTATCCACATCAATAGCCCTGACGATTCCGTTAGACGGATCGGGATTGTGGTCACTCTTACGATTGGAGTGTGCGGCATCGCCTATCCAACCATCGGACTTTCTATCGCGGTCAGGAAATGAATCATCAATCTGCTCACGAAGTTGTTGCCCTGCTTTACAAAGTAGAGGCTTCATTACGAGCAATCATTTCATCATAAGTAGATTTAAGCATTGAGGTATATTCGCCATTGCCTCGGTCAATAATAGCGTGTTCTACTTCTACGCCATCCATACCAGTCACTTTAATAAAAGATACATTGTCCATTTTATAGCTCCGCACTAAATCCATAGTAGCCAACATTTCCTACACTTGAAAATAAACTGGCAGGCCTGTATTGAGTCATTCCACTTGCACCTGTGCCAAAAAGGTTTGTAGCCAATGGACTTCCTGTCGCATCATAAGAAAAAGCTGAAGGAGTAAAAACAGTTACTTGGTCAGAAAATACTAATTGCGAATAATCTAATGACGTAGGCACTACACGCATTTGAACTGGATGATTGACAATGATATCTGCTCTTGTTGTTGAAGTAGAAAAACCACCACCAGCTAAAGAATTAAATCCAGTAGAAGTAGTTTTACGATAATAATATCTTTGACAAGCAGCCAATTCACCTTGAATAGTTCCTGTTGCAGTTTGGAAGGCTGTGGCAGTTGAGCCTGCCTCTAGTTGTACACCCCAAATATCTGTTGTGCTAGAGGCATTAGGTAAAGTAAAAACTAATTCAAGAAAAGATGAAGTTCCAATAGTTTTGCCTGAAATGCTAGGGATTGATACTGTGTAAGAAAAGCGCTGCCAAGCAGTTGTAGCAGATGCAGTTCCAGCACTTGTTGATACTGTTCCTGAACCACCTGAACCAAAGTTTTGGTCAAATGCGACTCCGATACTTCTCGCAGCATCACACTTAGCCCAAAACGAAATAGTCGCAGTTTGACCTGCAAGTGTTCTTACATCTTCAATTCTTTGTTTAACAAATTGACCAGTTTGTAACAATGCTTTTGTGTATACTAATCTGAAAAAATACTCTCCTTCATAACCTGCTACTGGAGCAGTTCCAGGTGTAAAGGTTTGACGGCTAACTGTAATGCTAGTAGCAAAAGCAGTGGCAGCATCCATAGTCCATCTATCTGCTGTATATGCATAACTTGGAGTTGTAAAACTTGTGCCGCGTTGCCAGATTGAGTAGTCTGAGTTCAGAATCTTGTTTTTGCCAGCAGCATAGTTGCCCCCACCAAGTAGATTGATTGTTCCAGTAATGTCATTGACATCGGATGCAGACCAGACATCACCATCCGTATAGTTAGTCGGTAACGGGATTCCAACAGCCATTAGCACACCTCTTTCATAGGGTCAATTCTAGTACATAACATCGAGTAAAGGCTCCTGTGTGGCAAAAGTGGTGACCCATGTGTTAGGGGTGATTGTGTGGGCTATGCCCTGAATCTGTAGCTTCTTTTGAATAGTTGATCCACCAGGTTGCTCATTGGTGATGTCTACTGTGTTGAAGAAGTCAAGGCTTAATCCTGCAAGAACTCCATCTGCGTAGTTAGGAGTCACCAAGTCCAGCGTGATGGTTTCAATTCGGATAGAAGTTTCTTTACGCGAATCGACATAAGCAGTTGCTAGGGCTAGGGCGTTGGCATCTGTCTGCATAAGCATATCTGTAGCCGTAATGGATCGTGTGAAGTATTGGGCAATCGATGTCGCATCTGAGTAAGTCTGTGCTGTTCCACCAATACGGGTCACAGTTGCCTTGTTTACGATTGTCTTGTCATCTAGGGCAAAGGTAATTCCAGCGTAGTTAATCCCTGTGCCTGTTTGGTTAAATACTGTTGGGCTAGCAGCTTGGGCATCATAGACAAATTGACGACCCTTGAAGGTTGCTACGCCATTCTCATCGATGTAGAACGCGCCTTGCTCTGTGAACTCAGCAGTCTGGATGGCTTCTAGAACTGTGCGAGTTGTGCCAGGGTCTGCCACGCAAGTTGTAGCGCCTGTTCCTACGCTAGTAAAGGAAGCGGGCCATGCAATCATGGACAAGATAGATTGAACGCGTTGAGCAGTTGTCTGCCCTGCTGTGCCACCTGTAACGGTAGTGATGCCTGAGTTATACATCAAGCGGAATGCGTCATAGCAGATAAAAGTTACATATCCTGTCTCTTGACCTGTTGGATAGGTATAGCGATATTCGGTGATATAACCGCCAAATAAGCCATAAGTAACTCCGCCATAGATAGCAGATGCCTGTATCTTCCTAAGTGGCTGTAATAGCCCGTAATAGGGGCTAGAGGTGTTCTGTGGGTTGAAGTCACCGTTAGGGTCAACAACTCTAATGGTTGCCTGTCCGGACTCGTACTGATCCTGCAAAAGGTTGCGACCCCTGCGAGTTGAGATGTTTGTGGTAGATGTAGACACATCAACAATCACAGGAATGGCAGAAGCCAGTTCAGCAAAGCCTAACTGTGAAGTACCCAAGATAAACGGGTTACCGAATGAAGCTCCACCCGATAGATTTATCTTAACCGAGATTGTTGCAGGTAAGCCCATTAGTACGCCGTACTGTAATTGATTGGGATTCCGGAAGCCTGGTTATTGTAAATGCCCTGAGTGATGGCATTGACTAAATCGCGCTCTGTGGTGACCGAGCCTTGAACAACAACATTGACCATTGAGGCTGCGCCAATTCTAGACCTTGCCGCTTCTACATCAGCAATATCACCCATAGAGTAGTTGCCGATATTCATGCTGACATCTGCTGCTTTTGAAGCATTGTTAGAAGCGTTTTGTGTTAATGACTTTAAGCCAATAGCCGATCTAGCAGCTTCCATGTCTGCAATCATGGCAGCCTGTCCTAATAAAGCATTAGTGAATCTACGAGCTGCTTCGGCTGCTTCATCTTCGGCTTTGATTTTACCTGCTAATGCTGTGTCGTTGTCTTTAATAGCAATCAATGACTTTAGGCGCATCTGAGTTTCTTCATCAGTAGCGTTATTCAAAGCTGCGAATAATCCAATGCGTTCAACATCGAACTTCTTCTTTAGTTCTTCTAAAGCCTGCTGGTCAGCAGTAAGAACAAGTTTTCTAGTTGTGTTTGCATTATCAATTTTCTTTAATTCGTTTTGTTGCTTTTGGAGTTTGATTGCATCCTTAGCGGCTTTGTCAATAGCCATGCGCTGTCCAGGTGATTGAGCTGGAGTGCCTGCATTGGTTGCCTTACGGTCAGCGCCAAGTGCAGATAAAGCACCTAAGCCTGAGAACCGAATTCCAGCTTTTAGGAAATCTCCAATAAACCCTGCACCCGGGATAGATTTTAACTTGTCTATAAGTACGCCTACGCCATAAATAGCGTTACCAACCTCAGTTGCAAAGCCTTCCATTGCAGTTGTCGCTCCGCCAATACCATCTTCACCTGCAATGAGTTGCATGGCATCGAGCAAGTCTTTACCAATAATCTCTTTGGCGTTCTCAGAAGCAACTGCAAGTTTAGCCATTGATCCTGCATAACCTTCTGCAGCTGCTAATGCTTGACCAGAGAACTTTGCTGTAAGTTCAGCTGTAATTAAGTCTAAGTCGCCAGATGCGAGAGTGGCTTTAGATAAGCCTGCACCTAAACGGCTAAGCGCTGTGGTCTGACCACCATAAGCCTTTGCAAGTGCCAAAGATACTGCGCCTAAATCTCTGCCTGTACCTGCTGCAATATCAAGGGCTAGGGCTAAGCCATCCTGTGACTTCTTAACATTGCCTGTGGCTGTTAGAAGGGTTCTAAAGGCTGGGCGAAGGTTGTCATCTAGAACGCCTGTAGCGCGTTGTAAGTCACCAATAAACTTCTCAACTTCGATGGCTGCAAAGGCGTTGCCTGTATTGGCTAAGGCTAAGGCTAGTGATCGTGCAGCCTTTTCATCAGCTGCAAAAGCCTTAGCGGCGTTCTTGCCAAAGCTTATAAGTTTAGTGGCAGAAAAGACTGCTAGTAATTGCTTGGCTACTCTGCCAACACTTTTTTCTAACTTCTGTGAAGCGGTTTCTGCCTGCTTAAATGCCTTGTTGCCTGTGTATTCGGCTGCAATATCAATTACTACATTAGCCATCAGCGATTGCCTACCATTCGATTAAAAGTCTTACCAGCATTATCTATAGCCTTTAAAACAGCCTTTGTAGCGTTGCCCTGGTCGTTCTCCCAAGCTTTGTAAATTAAGCGACCACGCTCTTTGCCTGTGCCAGTTAGTGGGCCCATTGACTGAGCAAAGTTAGGACGAGCCGATGGCTTTGTGCTTGGCGCTCTACGCCCTGCTGTTTCATAGATAGCGCCTGCTGCTGAACGGTTACGAATCTGTGCTAATGCTCTAAAGCCTCTGCGATTAGGCTTTGATGGTGTTGTCTTATAACCAATACCGCGCTTAACGATAGATGCGTTAAATACAGGGAACTTGCCACCTTCACGCGCCCAGTTACTTAAAGGCGAACCTGTGACAAATCCACGAGCTTCTTTTACAACAGGCTTTAACACACCTGTGATTTCCTTTTGTGTTTCTTTCCCTAATTCTGGAGCGAAGTTACGAAGTGCCTTACGGAGTTCAACGCCGCCTTTGACGGTTGCTGGCATTGGCTATCTCCTTTGCATCTTCCTGTAGAACCTTAATTAGGTTCTTTAGCATTACTTCATCTAGCTCTAATAATTGTTGTGGCGCGATCCCGAGTCTGACACTTAATTTAGCAATCAGATAGGTGATCGAGTCGCGCCCTAAGCCAAAGGGTCATCATCTAAGACCTCGACT